TATGTAAACGGGTTTATTATTATTTATAAACCAAAAACCTTCTTCTCTTCTTTTAAACTCTTCGTCTATATAATCAAACCACTGTTCTTTGTTTTCGTCTGGATAACTTCTCCAATCAAAAATATTTTTAATTCTACTTAATTCTTTAGGATATTCTTGTTTTACCCACTTATTTTTTTCATTCTTATATACTTCTTTGGGCGCTTTAGGTAAAGCTATTTTTAGATTTTGGATTTCAAGTATTTCTCCTATTTGACCAGTTTTGGATATAACAATAATGTCATGTTCTTTATTATATCCATATTTCCACTTTTTACCCTTATTAAGTCTACTTATTGTAGTCTTTTTTATAGGTTCAATGGTTTTAACTAAACTTTGCTCGTACATTACTTAGATCTACCTTCAGCGAATCCTTTAAAGATTTTATCTTCTTTCTTTTCAGGTGTTTTTCCCTCAAGCAAGTTTTCTTCTTCTTGAATTCTATTGAGTATTTCAAACGCATCGAATATAGCTAGTTTTTTAGTAGCTGCAGCGTTTTTTAATCTATCAGCTGAGATATCATCGTCAGAATCTACAATTGGTTCTTTAGCAACTTTAATTAATTCATCAACTGCTTTTTGCCCAGCTTGGATTATATTCTTCTTCGTCTCCTTGATATTCATATTTGATAGTTATAAAATTAGATAAAATACGGTATAAGCGCTCGCCATTAACAACAAATTCATATTCACTACTTGGTTTAAACCCAATTAAGTCGTTAATATTTACGGTTCCGTCAGAGTATTTAACAACACCAATTAAAGGTCTTTCAGCATCAATATTAAAATTATTTTTTGCTCTTAAAGGTTTTACAAAACAATATCCATTAGGAGCATTCCACTTATCTTTTCTTTTATATAAAAAAATTTGATCTTTATTTATAAAATAAGTGGATTCGTTAAAATAACTTCTACTATTTTTTTCTACACCTTTAATGTTGTGCCATCTACGAAAAACATTGTGATGTACTATTACATGATCTCCAGCTTTAATATCTGTATCACCAATAACTGGAGTAGATATAACTTTAGCGATTCTATTAACATATTGATGATTGAAGATTTCGGTGTTAAGTATTAACTCCGAATCTCCAACCTTCTTTTTGTTATTATATCTT